ATATAGCGTATTTCCCTTGCACGTCACGGTTAAGTGGAACCACTTATCAACTGGAATATTCTCAATATCCGCATAATTATCCCAGGTATCATAGCAATTCATAAACACACGCAACTTGTTCATGTGACCCCAACAGAAGATTCCAGGCCCCAGAAGTGGATATGTTCTTCCATATCCCTTGTGTAAGATGTGATATAAGGAGGATGTATCGGTATTATTAAATGTGTCACTGTTTATATTAATAAAGAGCGAATAGCTAAATTCTATGCCGGATCTTTGATTGTCTGAAAAATAGATTGTCTTAGAACCTGCAAGATTCGGGTTTTGTGTTACAGTAAACATCGTAGGGCCGGAAACGTAGGTATCAGAAAACAGTTCAACGCGATCCTTATACATTCGGGTAAATGAAGTATAGATGTATTCGCCTGAAGCCATTACCAGGTATATTATTATAACAAGAACTATTCCAAAAAACACTTGTGAGAAAGCATCTGCACCAGTTAGTATACTTCCTGTTACTGCATCTGCCATACTATCTAACTATGATTTGTAAAAGAGAAAGAGCTTATACTATTAAAAAATAGTAATTCAATTACTATTTTTTACTATCAAATATGTGCTTATTTCTAGGTAATTTATGAACTACCACTTGTAGAAAATATGTTTGTTCCATTTTTTGTTATAGTTACGTCATACTGACTTGGATCTAGGCTGCTCAATGACCAACCAGAAAAGGGGCCCGCTTGATAATTAGCATAGATCCTATCCGGGGTATATGCCACATTTGCAGCACGTGTCTTTCCAATTAATCCACCAAAGCCGTCGGGACTTCCAAGAGTTAATGTGGGAACTTCACCATCTGCCTTGAATGGTCCAGGGAGTACTGAACTTCTAGATAGCTTGCCATCAATATATACATCAACTGTCTTGCCAATCATTACAACCGTAATATTAACCCATCTCTGTAAATCCACAGATTCAATATCGCACATTGGCATTCCATCCGTATCAGAATATGCAGGAGTTCCTGCAACAATGCTTGGAAGATCTGTAACATTGATGAGTGTTGAGCTAGAAGATGTATCATAGCTCGCTCTAATGCCAAGCTTATTTATACGCTGCCCTAGATACATGATTAGGGTATAATATGAACCACCTCCTCCAGATAATGTGAGGAAGGGCTTATTCTTCCCCACCGACCCACTTGCTCCCCAGTTTGTCACATAAATCCATGTGCTCACAGAGTATTCTCCACCAGGGTATATTTGAGGAACCTGTGTTTTACTATATACCATGCCGGTAGTGGTCGATGATCTTGAAGGAAGGCCGTCAGATGGAGAAGAATATATAATAATATCCTGTGCACCATTTGTTCCATTTAGCCATGCATATAGCATAACTAATAAATAAACAAGTATTAATATGACTACAATATATAATACCACCATCATGAGTTCCATTAGTCTATTCTATTGTTAATAAATAGTTTATGCGTAAGGACTAGACCATTGTTCCATTGGCCCAGCCCTTTTTGGAGTAGTGCAATTTCCACCCGGGCACCAGAAGTTATTAGGTAGCGAAGGTATGAAGGATGTATATAATGAATTTAGTTCGATTGGCATATATAGTTTTCCAGAAGTATCAACCGTGCTACTTAATAAATCACGAACTTCCGTTGTATTTAATGCCGTTGGAGAAAGGCTTATTAGAGCAATCTTACCCATTAATCGCGAATCGCCCACTAAAAGAGGTGCAGTCGGATCATAATCGGGCATTGCCGTACATGTATGCGAATTAGTTAGTTTTCCATTTAAATAAATATTGAATTTACGACCCTTCTTTACAATAATCACTGAACTCCATCGTTGCATTGGAAATTCAGGAATATCAATATATTCAGGTTTAGTGCTACCCTTTATGAAAATTTCAAAACGAGCAGGTGCCAGGGTAATTCCGCGACCTGCATCTGGTGCAATTAGAAGTTTTAAATTCTGTTTACCGGCGATTTGAACCACTTTTGCATATTCATTCCCTGTTATTACTGCATTTGCATTATTTACATTCAAGTATCCAGTTCGATCAGTTACTTGTGGATGTATATAAAAAATAAGCGAGGACCCTTCATTAGAAGACCACATCTTATTTAATAATTCACTTGTAACCACTTGTGTAGGTGCATTTAATGAAAGTTCATTCGGACCGACTTGTTGAAACTGGTTCGGAATAAGTATATACGAAAATGAAAGATATGTTAAATATGAAAATGATATAATTGCAACAAGAACTAATATAATCTGCATAACTCCAGAAACACTATTAAAATAAAACACGATGGAGACTATAGATGCTAGTAATACTAGAAATACAAGAGCAATTTTAATTTTATCCATCGTGCTTGTAGAATTCACTGTATTTGTTGCACTTGTGCTTAACGCATTTGTTGCACTTCTGCTCATAGAATTAATTGAATTGGCTGGATCCATCTATTAAGTTTATAAGATAATTGTTTTTTATTCACTTGAAACTTTTATTACTTGATAAGTCACTCATACGCCCTCTCATTTCAGATGAAGGCACAACATAGCCAAATGCTCTTACATTTAAGACCTTGATCCCCCTTGATAAAAGAATAGGAGGAGACCCGAATTTAATATTAGATGTTGCAAAAATCTTATCACCGCTTGACGGGGGCTTTGGAATAGAAGTGATTCTTCGTGTATTCATAAGCAGACCGTTCATATATGCTTCCATTATATATTGAGACATTGTTATACCAATTCTGAAAGAAGTATGTATAGGAACATTATCTATACTGATACTTTGTTGAAAGCCAGTTGAATCAAAGGAAGTAATGTATACCGTATTTTTAGTGTTATCAAGACATACTTGTAACGTTGGATTCGCCATGGTTTGCCCCATAAAAAAGAAGACACGCATAGTCTCTCCAGGTGGGAGGCTCTGTGGATATTCATCATGTATAAAGACATCGAGAGTTAAACTATAGGCGGTTTGAGCCTCCAAAACAGACACGGAAAGAGGCGCAATACGTCCAGGTTGTGGGGGCGGAACCGCCCCAATCGTTATATCTCCAATACTGGCAGCATCTTTCCAATACACTTGTGATAAATCTGTGCCGGGTATTGGAATATAACCAGGAGCACCAGGACTCCGTTGAAAAATAGGTGTCACCCATTGATCAACACCGAGTAGAATAATTCCAATTAATAATAAGCCGGCAACAATATACATTAAAATGCGGACAAATCCAGTGCCCTGGACAGGAACACCGATTGCATTCTTTGCTTCTGGCACAACTATGGATGAACCTGGAACTCGTATCTGCTTTCCAAGAGTTGATACATTTTTCAACACTTGTGAAATTTTATCTGAACGACTCTGTTCCATATCTAAATTACTCTCTCTTTTTCCTGGTGACTGTTTTCTTCTTTTTATCTAAGGTATTTGTCCTTGGATTGTATCCAATGCGCTTGTAATAAGGCAGAGAATCCTTTGCCTTGCAATCTACCAACTTCTCTCTCAGATAGCAGACAAAGGAGACACGACTAAAGAGTTTCTCAATCCCCTGAGTCCCTGTTTCTTTGTCATTTCGATAGACGTCTTTCAGACCTGAATTTGTTTTTTTGTCTTCAGCGGATTCAGTGAGTTCCGTATTACAGTGCCACTCATGCACATCCATGGCTACGAAATCTCCCGTTCTCAGATTAATACCCACCTTGTAACGTGGAAAAATAGTGAAGCCGCCACCATATTTTCCTCGTTCAATGACAGACAAGTTGCCAAAGCCGGCCTTCAGATCCCCTGCATCCATGTGGAGACCAGTGCGAAAATTGCGATTAATGGTTACTGAAGAAAAGGCAGTATCCTTGATTTGGAAGGCTGAATTCCCTGCAGCTCTCTTATGCTGAACCTTGTAGCGATCTGGCACAAGTTTCTTAAAGAGCTCATCAATGGCCTCAATATAGGGTATACCTGCCTTGTATTCATTGAAATAGCGCTGGGTATAGGAGGTTAGACGACATGGGAGTCCCATAAAAGGAGTCTTCTCAAAGTATCCGAGGACCGAGGAGAATACATTATTGTTAACGCGCATCTTA